AGGTGTTTGTATAGAGCTTGTCGGGTCATAATAGCTTTTGGTGATGCCGTTAATCTGATTAACGGTTGGATTAGGATATGTGCCGTTTAAATCCCCCCCGGCAGTTCCGGTTGGAGGCCCTCCTGCCGCTATTAAATGTTTTACCCAATATAACGGAGGTAGAGATAGGCTGTCCAACTTACCTTTATGGTAAGATGCCGTATCTGCAATTCGGTATCCAACACTATCAATATGATCTATTCCCCATAATCCTTTAGTCCCGTTAACTAACTGAACCTGTTTAACCCGTGCCGATGCATCGGCGTAAAAGAGCTGTGCCCCTAATCCAACCCCAACCTCCGAGGTTGAACCATCCGTGTTATTAATCAGTACATCAAATACATCAGGTGCGATAGTTGTGAATATCTGGTTTCCAGCTAAGTCGTCCCCATTAATGGAAAGTGTGTGGTTTTTAAGGGTTACCGTTCTATTGGAGGCATGTATGCTGTCATCTACCGTATAAATATTTCCAGTTGCAATCACTATATCCCCGCCCCCCAACAGCGACGTTGAATTAATCGTTTTGATGGGTGTATCCCCGCCACCCGCTTCTAATAGGTTGCCGGATGTTGCTCCTGATTTAATGAAGGATGCGCCCGTGATGCTCCCGTGAAACATATTGGCAGTAACAGAGGTATTACCATATACCATTTGATTGGATGCAGTTACCTGCGCCCCATTACCAAGTGCTGTCGAATTGGTTATACTGTCACGGGTACTTGTTGCGTTATTACCAATAAGTGTTAAATAGGTAACGGAATCAAGTACAACTATTGGATTATACCCGGCTTGAAATCCAATTGCCGTATTGTGCCCCCCGTTTATGTCTTTCTGTAAAGCACCGGCACCCCATACGGCATTTTGTGATGCGGCTTTTGCGGCATACATTGACACGTAGCCCCCGGTTGTATTTTGGATGCCGGTAGTGATATTATGTAAGGGCGCATTTGATATAGAACCGCCTATGCGCACACTTTCGGTATCTATTCCTGTCCCTATCCTTGCCCCATGCACCGTTATATCGGTTGTAGCAATCAATTTGGCAACTTTAGCTGTATCATACCATGAATTAGCTATTTGATGTGAGGAATATTGGTTTTGAATGAAGTTTCCGGCGCCCGCAACTCTCTTCCAGGTGGATGAAAGGCAGTTATAGGTCATAAGCACCGTATCCACGCCGGGATTAACAACGTAGAACAGCGCCCCGCATTTAACGCTGTCCGGCACATAAGCCGGAAACCCGGGCGTAAGGCCATGCGGCACGCCCATAAAGAAATGGGAGAGCGTCGCCCTGTCGGCCATTACGAGGTTCGAGGAGGTGCGGTTTACCGGCGGGAACTGCTGGGCCTTTGAGCTGAAAGCAGAAAGCAGAAAGCAGAAAGCAAGGAAGAACGCGGGGAAAAAGCTTTGGACTTTCCGCTTTCTGCTTTTAGCTAAAAAAAGTGATTTTTTCATTTGTTATGGGGTTAATATGTCTGGCCAAATGATTAATTGATCGCCGGCGGTGAGCACAAAGCCTGGCACCAGGATGGTAAAGCTGCCGGCGCCTTCGTTATAGGAAATGTCGGCAGTGCGGAAATATAAGCCCATCTGGGTAGTCCAAATTCTGTAGCCCGGCGGAACGGTAAGCACTGAAGGCGCTGTATAAACCTGCTGTCCGCCGACAATGGATAAATGGATATCGCCGGCTTCCACAACGATATAGCCGCCGCCACTAAGATCCGGAGGGACGCTGTTCGGTATCGGCGAACCGGCTTCGGTTATAAGCTCAGTCAGGGGATCGTCTGCAAGCCCGGCGTCTTCTGTCCAAACATCCTGTTCGTATTTCGGGTAATATTCGAAGCTGCTTGCAAACACGTTCACGCCGTCAGCAGCATCCTTCAGGTTTTTGGTATTTAAGCCGATGGGAATGAGCGTTTCGGAAGCCGGCATGTAGATATATATCCGTCCGGAGAGCATGAAATCGCGCAGGAGATCTGTGTTTCGTTTGCCGGAGCGGTCGTACCCGATGTTTACCGTAAACTTATCCTGAATAAAAATATTCGTTTCCAGGAAGTCGCCCTGTATGGCCGCTGTATTACGGTCAAGCGATAACTGGGCGTCGGTTTTTGTGCGGTCGAATTCGCCCTGGGCTTTGCCTACCGTGGCAATAGTTTGATAAGCGCCGTAACTGTTTTCATACACAAAATAACGCGGGAACTCGCGAAACATATAATCTACCACGAAACAATAGGTATCGGTAATATAGGCGTCGTCCGCGTTTTTTACCCGGACGGTATAATAAACCGGCAGCTTGTCAAGCGCCTGGCGCCCGGTGATCCCAAGCATATTAAAGCCGGCCTGGAATTGGAATTTTTGATAGGGAGCAATTACAAGCGCCGTAACGCTGTCGAATGTGAGCGTAGTTTCGTCGCTGTTGTAAACGATCACTTCGGCGGTAGCCGTAACGGGCGCATCGGTTAAATTGATGAACGAAAGCCATTCGGGCTGTTCTTTTGTTGCCAATTTAGTCTTACTTCCCTGGCGCATGAAGCGGTTTTGCGTGGCATCGCCGGTAACAGGGCACAGCTCGGCCACAATGTCCCGGAGCAATGCCGGCTGCATTCCTAGGCCGCCCAGGGCCGCGTAAAGCAAGCCGGTTGTGTTTATTTTTTGAACGGAAGGAACCGCGCCGAAAAACTCCGCGTATTTTATGAAATACGCCCGCAAGCTGCTGAGGTATTGCGCCTGCAGCGCTGTTAAAATGGGCGTGTCAAACTCATCGGGCTGTGTTAACCAGGAATGCAGCGCCTCGTGGATGTCGACGCTGGTAATACCGGTGAGCGGCTCGTCCAGCGGCACGTTGGCGGTAAATGCCTGGTCGAACCCGCCGGATAAATTAGCGATCCATATCTCGATATGGTGCATGAAGTTTACCACCGGGGCATCGTCAACGCCGGCAGTGGTGAACCCGGAGGTTAGTCCTGTAGAGAAAGTAAAATCAGCACCGGGCACCCTTGCTGTAAAGATCAGCCGCGGATGGGCGCCGGTGATATCGGCGCTTACGATAAATGCCGCATCGATAAAGAAATTAGCCTGAAAATACGGCACCAGGCCCTCAACATAGGCATTGCTGCCATCTCCGGTTGGGAACTGGTTGCCGGTATCATCAGGTATGGCTTCGGCCGTCATGGTCACGCCATTGATTAGCCAGGACAAAACAACCTGGGCGCCTCCAATAACTGCGGCGTCAAATTCAAAATAATTTACAGCAATAGCAGGCGCAGCGGCGAGATAGTCATCGCTTATAACTTTCAGCCAAATTGGGTTCTTGCTGAAGGCGATATTAGGTAAGGGGGTAGAGAGGACTGCGGCCATGTTGTGAAGGTCGCGGCTGGCAGATTATTTTAAAACGACAGGGAATGATGTGCGGAGGAGCGCGTTTAAAGCCAATGTGTCGAATCAACCTCCCAGGCGAAAGCGTCGATGAGGTTGAACATTACGGCCTGTCCGTAAAAGTCGTCGGTCATGGGGCCTACAGGCTGCACGGTTATGGTTTCCTGCTGTACGCCGGTGATCAGTGTATGGCGGTCCTCTATAATGCGGGTGACGAAGTCGTTAGCAATCACTTCACAGTCATTTTGCGCGGTTACCACATCGGCTTCCGTTTTACGGGCGCATTTCCGCAAAATAAAGAAACAAACCATTTTTTCCCAGTTGTAATTTTCGGCAAGCGGCGGTAAAAGCTTTTTGTCCGGGGTAACCAAAACCAAAATTACAGGGCTTTTGCAGGTGCGTATAAAATCATCAGCGCTCTTATCGGTATGCACGCCAACAAACGCCTTATTTGTTGGCGAATCCTGTAATGCAGGATGAATGGCCGCGTAGCCCTGAAAATAGGCCGCTAATTGGTTAAATGTCATATTCCAGTTTTAATTTTGCCATTTTTTTGTTATTGCGCTCCATAGAAAACAGGCAGCTGTGCAGTAACTCTTCGTCAAGGACACTATCGCCTGTATATTTAGGATCGGCGCGCAGATCGTCGTAAATGTCCAGCCATCCGGGCGCTTCTTCGCCGCTTTCGTTTTCCTTTTTTTCGGGAAAAGTAACAGGGTAGCTGTCGATGATCATCTTCCTGCAGGAGGCATAAAACAGGTAAATCCCGTAAATTACCTTGTCGGGCAGCGCTGCCATTAGCTTTGTACGGGATTTTAGCAGCTGGTCGTTAAATTTTTCGCGTTTATCGCCCTTCCAGGTATGATGATCCGGGTTAAAAGCATCGCCAACGCCCGCGGGCCTGTAGAGGACAGCAGCCAGCTGGTGCAGCTGGTGAATGTCTTCAGCTTCTGAATAATTTACAAAAAAGGTATCGGCAGCACACCATTCGGCAAACCTTAAGTTTTCCAACTCATCAGCCGGGCCGATGAAGTCTATTTCATTTATCCGGATAACGGGCTGCAGATTTATTTTGAGGTCGAGTTTATCAAAAACCCAATCAACCAGGGGAAGCAGATCGTATAATTCTTCCGGCTGCAGGTTAACTTCCGGCCAGGCCTTGTGCGCCAAAATAGCGAACGATGCCAGCGTTTTATGATACCTGTCGCCCTTCCCGGTGAGATAGATCATGGCCAGGACGGGATAAACGCCCGGTTCAACCTCGTCCCACTTTGAGGCAATAAGAAATGACACCCGTTTTTGGGCGCCATTTTCTTGTATATCTATCTCTACCTGGTTCAATTGATCTACAGTTTTGCGATAAGCGGTTTTATAATTACCTGGTAGATCAGCTCGGCAGAAGAAACGATCTTCTGCACGGTAGATTCGGGAGATATGATGATGGTTAATTCCGTGCCTATCGACTGGCTGGCCAGCTTCCAGAAGTTGCCCGAAAATTGACTCATATGGGCAACCAATAGGTTCAGGCCGTCTGTCAGCGTTAGCGGTACCTGGGCTTGTACGGCCTTGATGTTGTTGAGCAGGATATCGATAAAACCGTGAAGGTTATCGAGATCAAGGGCGGGAAAGGCTTTCTGGATCATCGGGATGATCAGCGCACCGTCCTTATCAAGGTTTGCATTAACCACGGCTAAGACGCCGTATCCCCAATTGGCGGCCTGTTTTTCAGCATCAGTAAGCGTGTCATACACCTTTTCTGCGGCGTTAAATTCGCCTTCTATCCATGTTCCGAACTGCACGACGGCTTTCTCTACGTCCTGCTCAATGTTTTGTACGATATTCATAAAAATTAGTGAATTAGTGAATTAGTGAATTAGTGAATTAGTGAATTAATGTTTGTTGATCGTTTTACTTATCAGTTCGATGATCTGCTGTATAAAGGTGAGGCTGCCGTATCCTCCAAGGCCAATGGAGCCGACGAGTATCCATTTCCATTTTGTTATGAAATCCTCAACGCTGTCGAGGCGGATCTCAATCTTATCCAGCCTTTTTTGATAGCCAACGGGGTTGAAGTCATCGCCCAAAATAGCGTTCCTGATTTCTGTCATACCTTTTGACAGGTCGTCGATACGTTTATTGAGGCTCTTTAAGTCGTTGACTTCCATCGTTGGTTGGGTTTTATACTAAAGATAGTTTTGGGCCTGTGTTCGCATCGCTGGCGGCCGATGCTTCCTGGTTTGAATTAAGATCCACAATTGCAGCCGGAGCGGGTGCCGGAACTGTTTGCGCGACATAGCTGATCAATGTGGCCACATCGGTAGTCGTCGGCTGCGCGGCGAGCGTGTCCTTTATTCCTTCGACCTGGTTTAGCAGGTGCGGAATCAAATCAGCAATGCCTGATAAAATATCAGGGGCCGCTGCGACCGCTGCGATGTCTTTTTGAGCGAATTGGGAAAAAAAGGCTATCCCGATAGCTAATCCGGATAAACCGGTTATAAGTTCCGGCGATATGCCTTGCTGGGTTTTTATATGCTGTAAATAAGCAAGTAAAATAAGCGATAACACCTGGGCTGTACGTTCGAAAACAGGAATGTCGCTAAAAAAACGTTTGAAGAATGAGACAGTTGCATTCATGATGTTCTATTTTAAAGGGTTAAATTTCAATTGGATGAATAAATCCGGCCACGTTTAAGCCGGTAGGGTTAAATGGCTTTCCGAGCTCATGTGTTTTTGCGGCCACTTCATAGCCGTCGCGGCTTCCGTCTGTGTTGGTATTGCCTTCTACAGTCATAAAAATATTTCCCTGGACTGCATCAACAATACCGGCATGGCCTTCAGGTCCATGGCCTTCCAGGAAGATCGCCGTCGCACCCGGTACCGGGACCATGTTTACCGTAAAATATTTATCTGTCTGGCAATTTTGCAGAGTGCTCAGCGCGCCCCCATTCATCAGGCGTTTCACTTTTGCGTCAAATAGGGTATCGCCATAAGCTTCTACCCAGCATTGTTTCGCGAAATAGCCGCACCAGGGCTGGCCTTTTTCCCATCCGCGTTCGACCATCTTAGCCAAAAATGAAGGATCCTTAAACCCGCCGTTAGGCTGTATTTCCTGTTGGCCGATATAGCCTTTCGCGATTGCGATAATTTTTTCTGCTCTTGTCATACTCCGTAAAATGATTTGTCGGTTGTGTTTATGATAGTCATCTGGCTGGCCTGCTGTGCCGGTACAACGTAATCCGGGTACAGATCAGGATTAGCCGTCAGCTCTTCGGCCAGCTTATAAAAAATACGATTGGCATCGGTAGTAAGCTGGGTTATTATAGCCTGAAACTTATCCAGCAGCGCCTGTTCTTTTGTCTCGATATTGATGGTGCGGCCTACCAGGTTGATCGATACGCCGTTTTCGGTAAGATCCAGCGAGTATTGCATCATTCCCTTCGCGATCGTGTGCAGCGCTATGCCCGGACAGATGTAATCAGTCAGCAATGTTTTGTAATTATCGCTGAGCGTATCCGCCTTTTGGGCTGTTTTTAAGGCGTCAAACAGCGGTTTACCGATCACATCACGAAGAATAAAGTTCTCTACGTTCCTGATTATGGGCGCTATGGTGAGGTATACCAGCCGGCTTTGCTTAATGGCATAATATTTCGAAAACTCTATTGCTGAAGGGATAAAATAGCTGCGGTATTCCTGGTAAGCCGGGCTTGCGGCCCAGGCGGTGAACACATTTCTTTTACTGTCTAAAAAAGCAAGCAAATCTTCTAATGCATCAAAACCGGCTTGCGAAAAGCTGTCGCGCGCGTTCCGTTCCTGGTACTGGTAGGCTGTTTTTTGGCTATCTGATTCGGAACGGCGCACACCTGACTCGCTGATCACCACGGAAAGCCTGGTAACAGCCACGGCCATGGCAATATTCGCTACAGCTTCCTGGCTCAGGTCGATGAGGTTTTGCTCGTCATCGCTGATGGTATCGACAGTATCATTGTAAGCATTAAGCAACTCGGCATACTGTGCATCGCCAAGTACCGGTACCAGGTGGCGGCGCTCGGCAGTGCGGATGGATGGCATGATCACGCTGATATCCGTTAATGCATTAGCTTCAACGTAGGTGGTCAATTCGGCTATGGTTTTAATTATCGGCATTAGCTTAATTGTTTTTCGGTGCCTTTGCCCTGGTCGAGGGTAGTGAGCACCTGGTCAACGGTTCGTAATTGAATTGTGGGATCATACCCGTTATAATCCCGCACAAATGGCCACCAGCTATATAAAATGTTGCGGTCGCCGGATGAACTGGCGATCATTGTCAGCCACGCCTCGCGGATAGAGCTGCCGCCATTGTTGCCGCCGCCGGTGTTCGCTCCGCCTGGTACGCCCAGGCCAAAAATTGCCGGGTTTATACCGATGGAGAAAAGTATCTGCGCTGTTGTGGCTGTATCGACATTGTTCCAGGCATCATACTTCATTTTGTTATCAAGGGGGATTATTTCCCATCCGGCTATCTCCTTACCGGTAACAGGATCGACAGCGTAATGGCTGATAAACGCTTTCATCTGGTTGTCTTTTCCGCTTAAAAACTGGTCGATCTCATTCAGTTTCGCGTTTACGATCGCATCCTTTTCCGGTTGTTTTTTCCGGTCCCAATCAGGATAAAGGCCAATCCAGTAGCTGATGGGAATACGGATGTGGTATTGGATGGTTTTGCCGTTTTTTATGATGGCGGCAACCATGGCCGGGATGTCGTTCGCGTTTTGAAGCGTGCCGTTTAGCCTTAGTGATTCGTGAATGGTGACAGGGTAATAATCATTGAGCACATCGTAACTAACTACCGGGAAGACATAGCGGAATTCCTTGTCATACCGCACCCGGTCGACCTCCAGGTAAGCCATTACGGCGTCAATTGCTTTAATTTCTTCAAATCCGCTGATATACGGGAACGGCCAGTTGGCGGAGCGGAACACAGAATCTATCCGTCCCAGGTTGACGTCCATCGGCGCGAAGCGGAATTTTGCGGCTTTATCATGGGCTACCATGGATATTGCGCTCCTGTCCTCATTTAATAGGAATATCGGAAAGAACATTCCCCAGTAGACAAAGTCGGTGATGCAGCGGCCGCGGAAGATATCGATATTTGAGCGCCGGAGAAATTCGTTTATCTCCTGATCATCCAAAACAACCTCAACAATCTCCTTTTGCGCATCGTCGTCGTAACCGGTTACGCGTACCGGCACTACGTTCTTACCGTAAAGCATATCGGTTTTTAACTTGAGACCGCGGGATGCTACGCCATTTTTACGAAAATCGGCAATAGCCAGCAAAGGATAGTTATTTCCGGGACCCCACATTACCCAGGGATACATGCCGGGAAAGTTCTCGAGAATTGAAGGTGTGACAGCGCCCGCGGACTCTGCCGGAGCGGCTGCAGGTGAACCATAGGCGGAGCCGCTCATCACGAAGGGACTGCCGGAGATATAGCCCATGATCGGGTAGCCTGCTGCGTTATATTGAATGTTTGATATCATGGGCAAACGGTCATGTTGTTAATTTCGAAAGCCAGGCGCAGGTGAAAGGCTGTTTTTTTGCCGTTTTCGTCCACCAGGCCGCGCATTTCATGATCTGCACAGTGGTAGGGAAGTCCGCATTTTTTTACATTCTCTACCTTTATCCAGTTACCGCCTTTGCGTTTGTTGCGGTTGCAGTCGAGATAAACAAGGCTGACGGTGTTTTTGCCGGTCTCGTGATCGGCAGCTTCCAGCAGTTTTATCATTTCGCGGTAACTGATCGTGCTCATCGATATAAATATGCGCAGGAGGGCAAACGCTAAAAACGACAGGCGCTGCACGTTTTAAATACTTGCTTATTTGAAAGTTTTAATATGGTTTTGGGCATGACGAAAGAAGGACATTCGGCGAAGCTGATCTATAACAGTAAAAGCGAGGAGGTAACTTGGGTATGGACGACAAAGGAGGCATTTGCAAAGCTGATCAGTAAACGCGGCTGGTATAACGATTTAGGTATAGGCTATGCCGCCGGTTCGAGCGTGGCCAAAAGGTTCAAAGATGGGGAGAAGATCAGTACCGATAAGCTGGAGGAGATTTTGGAGAAGGCGGGGTATAAGGTTTTGCAGGAGAAGTTGTGGGAGAAACCGGTATGAGCGCAGATGTAAAAACCAAATATACTTTGATGGGTATTACTCATTTTCAAGTCTTAATAGAAAGCAAGCTTATCCCTGTTACTGTAGAAAATTTTGAAAGGGCAAAAAAACAGCAAGAGAAGTTCTACGGGGTTTGTTATATTTCTTCTGACGGCGAGACAATGACACTTTTACCTTCTGACAAAATCCTACAAACCTGGTCCGACGGCAATTGGTAGACGAGCACTTTTTCTTTGCTACTTTCATGTTTTAATTAATTGATTATTAACTATTTATTTATATAAATATAGCTAAACACTTTCATTTATGCAAGTATTTAGGCGTAAATAAATGCTTTTTTCAAAAATATTTCTTTTTGGAGTTGTAACGATGTGGTGTTATGGATATTAGAAGTTTCTATTTGCTGTAATCTTGTCAAATGTGTTTTTCTGGCCCCCGCCGAGCCCTGTACAAAAAGGGCAATTGCGCTTTTTTTTGACACCGGAATATGACAGGCCGATTTTTTTGAGGGACGGTTTTTTGGACGTGCCCCTTTGAGCATTTGGAAGTGTGGCTTTATCTCATTTGCGTTGGCGGCATCCAGACGCTCGCCTTGAGGAGGTGGCCGTACTTGAAGTAAGCAAGCATGTCGATAGCGTCGGAGATGTGCGTGGTATAGCGTTGGTCGAGGTGATCTTTCTTCTCGTCTGTCTTGACCTTCTCAATGCCGTGCCCGCCTTCGCGGGCTTCGGCGTTGCTCATGGATTCAATACCAAATTTGCAGTTGTGTTTGTTCCAGCAGAATCGCGGCAGGTTGCTGTGGTTGTTCCGCATCGCTACGGCCCAGAAGTTATACTTGTCAACGTGAAATGGCGCGGCGCCGTAATACTTTGGTATCACATTCCAGCCCCGTTTAGTTAAGGTGTCTTTAACTATTTCGGCATAAGTTTTTGGGATGTTGCCGCCGCGGCCCATTGCTGTCTGATCATACCAGTAAAACACGTCGCGGCAGGTTGACCATGTGTAATAGTCGCACCATTGGTTTACCAGGTCTTCCGTCAGCTTTGGTGAGTCGACGCTAAAGGCGCTTATGAATTTACAGGTGTTCAATGTTTCCTGGGCGGTAACGATGCAATTGAACTTTCCATAATCTAAAGCGATATCCATTGGTAATCCTGGTATATGATCGCCGTCCTGCCTGCAGTCAAGGTGTTTAAAATCGAGCAGGTTATAACCGTTTTTGTCTACGATTCCTTCCAGGTAATCATTGTTATAGGCCGTATATGTGTGACCGCCGTAAACGACATCCTTGTCGCTGAACAATGGATAAAAGCCGCCTTTCAACGCCCGCGGGCGTTTGTTATCAATTTCGATAGCATATTCATACGGCGACATGATCCGCTTTTGATCGGCGAACCATCCTGCCGGCAGATTTTCGGCATTAATGTGCGAGCTCGCGCGGATGTAGATTATTTCTTCAGGGTGAAGCAACGCTTCTTCCTGGTATTTATACATGAATTTCCCGGTTTGCGTCCGGGGGATTGATGATGTATAAGTTTGGTTCCGGTAACGCCGGCATTTTTCAAACCTCGCTTTTTGTCCGCGGACAGTGGCCAGCGTTTCAGATTGAAACTTGATTGGATCCAGCAGCGCGAATTCATCGGCCATGCCTGATGCAGTGTTTAAGCCTCTTGAATTAACATCCTGACTAAGGATGAGATATGTTGCCCCGTTGTACCAATAGATCGCGCGGCCGTAATCTAAAGGCGGTTCATACGCTTCCGGCCAGCGCCATTTAGCAGGCGGTTTTTTACAGACGAAGAAATGCAGGTCCTTTTTATAACCAAGCGATTCGAGCGACTGAATGGTTGACGGTAACGTCCTGGTTAATGCCTGCTGGTAGGTTGCCGCCTGAAGAAAGTTAGTGGATCTGGGCATATCATGCACCACATCTATCATTTCATCAGCTAACACGGTTGATTTTCCAACGCCGCGGCCGCCTTCAATAACTTTAACCGGCTGCTTGGCTTTGCGAACCATTAGCTGCATCAGGTTGCGGCTAATGCGTTTGCGGGGAAGGTTTAATTCAGGAAGGATCATCTAATACCTCCGCATCTTCAGCCATTGCGTTCATTACATTGCCCATCAGCATGTCGAGATCCACGCTGCCTTTTGAAACCAAAACATCCAGCATTTGCATTGTTTTCGCATCGCCCAAAATTTCGATGATATGTTGCTGCAGCATTTCAGGGTCAAAGCTCTCCGGATCTTCTTTGGTCGATTTTTCGATGTATTCCTTAGCGCCCAGAATCATGGTTTTCGGGTCGTTCTGATCGCGGGCCATATTAATCGCGTCCTGGATCACGCTGAGGCCATAATCTAAAGCCGCTTGCTTACTTACTTTGTTTACATCGCCGAAAATATCACGGCCTTCAATAATGTAGCGCCTGGCTGTCGACTGGCTGATCACGTCCCCGCTGTTCTTTGACATTTTAACCAGGATATTTACGGCATCGGGCATGGAATTATAATTCCGCATCAGCGTATAGCCATCCATGTAATACTTCAGCAGCTGCTGCTGTTTGGCAGAAAGCGTTTCAATATCGCCGTCAGGATCCTTGAGGTAGGATATGATTCCATCTTTGTTTGTATCGCGGTCAAGCAGTTTCATGTTTTCTTCTTGTCGTTTTGCGCCGCCTGGCAGCGCTTACCAGGTCGCTATTTTTAAACAATCCTGGCATTTTCTATTCTTTTTTTTGCGAGTTCCAATATGGTTTCGCGTTCGCGGATACGGGCAAGCACTTTATTTTTCATGCGGCCATCAGCCATGCCGGGCAGTTTAGCCTTATCCTTTGACAGATAGGTGGGAAAATTTTTCATAATGGCGGTTAACTCGGGCATGTTTAATTCCTCGATAGTTTTGGATGCCGCCTCTATTACTTTGCCGGCTACTTTGCCTGTTGCCTGGAAGTCTTTTATAACCGACCAGTTTTGATTGATCTTGTCACGCTGATCAAGCAGCAGCAGCGCCATTTCCAGGCGATGTTGCTGAGAGCCGGTAATCCGGATCTGATGGTGCAATAATTCGCTATGCGATTTTAGCCGGCTGTTTTCGGTGTACAGGTCCTTGATCTCGCCGGGCGCTGCGTCCCATTCATTGTCGGTGAGCGAGTATATCCGCGGACTGAAGGGCATGTCTTTAACCGCGGGGATCAGTATCGGCGTGGATACAGAAGATTCCGCCAGTGTTGGGTTTAGTTTTTGCAGGGTTTCTATAAGCCTGGATAAATGATAGGCGCTTTTGCCATTGGCGAACAATACGCGCAGCATTTTGCTTGCCCCGAACTGATCATGCAATAGTACCCCCGTTGCGTAGTCTTTTTCCCGTTGGTTTAACCAGGCTGTGATAGATGCGTTCATTTGATTTCGGAAGTCGGATTTTTGATTTCGGAATTTGCAAAAAGGCAACTGCTGTTTAAACGACAGGCAGAATTTCGGATTTCGGATGTTCGATTTCGGATTTGAGATCTGTTACCTTTCTGGAGATTTTTGTAACAGTTTTTGCGTTAGCGATAGGAATGGATACCGGCCTGATGCGTAAGGCCTGCAGGCGTATGAATGGATAGCGCGGCCGAAGGCAACGCCCAAAAAGAGGTAAAAGGCGAAAGGCGAAAGGTTAAAGATTTTAGCTATAAATCAGCTATAAAAATGTGCGCCAAAAAATGGCCTTGTGATCAATTCGTGTTTTTTTGTACTCTACCATTTTCCTGTACCAACCAGCAAATTTTATTTGAGGTGCTATGGATGAAATCAAAATCTTTATAACACAATACCTGGTATACATCCTCGGTTGAATAGAGTTCGGAGGGGTAAACAGACTGCAGGCGCTGGAAAATATCGCTTGTACTGTATAAATGAGGCAAAGCTATATCATCAGCTTTCTTAAAAAACTTATCCAGGATGTTCACCAGTTTAATTTGCTCTGCCGTTAAGTCCATTTTATGAATGGTAAGGGATTGCACGTACAATGCCTGCGCATCGCGGTAGGCGGTATTCAGTTTATTCCCGCCAGCCCCTTACCAAGTTTTGAAGCTTGATACAGGCCGCGATGCATTAAAGAACATTGTACGTGCGGGACAAACATACAAAAAAAGCCGCCCTGTAAAAAGGCGGCTCATCAACTAAAAATAAAACAGGAAAGAACTACGCTGTCTCAGCTGCGGGGGCTGTTCCTGGTTGGCTCCCGGCTACTTCAGGGTTAGGATTTTTGATTTCGGGTTTCGAATTTTCGCTTTCGGAATTAGACTCATCCAAATCTTCTGTCGCCGATGTTACAGCAGCTTCCTCGACCTCTGCCGTCACAGCGGGTTTTCCCGGCGCCTTTGCCGGTGTTTTTAACACCAGGTAAGGAAAGCCGCGGGCGACCAGCTTATCGGCTTTGTCAAGGCTAATGGCTGTCAGGTCGACAATGCCAAAGCCTGGGATCGCATAAGCGCCGGGCGCTATGTTGAGCAGGTCGTATTTTGCGGCTACGTTTGCGGACAGTGTTTTTATTATTACCATGATTTCACCGATTTTTTTAAAGTTCGATTACACCGATTTTTAAGGTTTGATTGCACCGATTATTCGGTCGGATCCAATGGCAATGGCGATAAGAGCGTCGGGCATGGAATCGCGGCATAAGCCTTATACGAATGCTTTTGGTTATTACCGTCCGCAACCTTTGTACCGCCGTCCCTTTCGGCGGTCTCCAGGCGCGCAGGATATCCCTGTGATCCTACCACTTTCATGGTGCCGTTAAGTTCCGCCACAACTATGATCACCGGCTTATTGGCTGTATAGGCGATTGCGCCCGCGAGCTCGTCGTTATTGCCGGCATTCTGGAAGTTAGCGGTATTTTCAAAGGCTTTGGAATCCGTTGGCCCCACCAGCAGTGATTTTACCTGGCCGGTTTCTTCCGTGCAGGGAAATGGATGGAAAAATTTTCCGGCCTGCATTACGAATAAATCCGCGAGAGGGATCGTAACCAACTCACCAAAGGTCACCGCCGCTAAAAAATCGGGGCTTAATGCGACAGGGTAAGTCAATATATCCTCTTCAAATGCGTAATAGTGCTTTTTCTCCAGGCCCGCAATATTTTTCGGGTTAGGATTTCGAACAATAGCCTTTGCCGTTATCGCCATCAGGAAGCTTGCCTTTGGGAAAACGTCAGTAACGAACGATGATGCGCCGACGATCAGCGCCGCTCCGGCCCCTGACCAATTGGCCTGCGCGTTGGTCAGGCCGTATATATCACCGGCGATATGCCGCATAAACAGCCCGGCGCCGACGGCCATCACAATGACCGCCAGTATGGAAAGAATTTTTAATAAAAATTTCATGAGTGAAACAATTAGTGAATTAGTGAATTAGTGAATTAATGAATTAGAGAATGACTAAATGTTATTCAATTATTCTTCCGACAGCGTAAAAATCCCGGACTTAACGCCGATCAGCCGGGCAACGATGGTATCATCCTTGACGATGTCTTCAATTGTTAAATCCATGCCGGCGATATTGTATTTACGGCCGGACGGTGTTGTATACCGCTGGTCGTTTACTATTACCGAAAGCGTTGTTTTACCAGCTGTCGAAGTGGCGAAGGAAAGCTCTTTGCTCAGGCGCTCGATTTCGGCGGCTGATTCATCCTCCAATTTTTGGTAGGCGGCCAATTGGTCTGTTATTCCGCCTTTTAAAGCGGTTATTTTAGCTTCAGGCGTTGCAAGCGCATCAGTGCTTGCGAAGAATGCCTCTATTTTAGTGTTATCCATGTCAAATTATTAAGCCCCCGATAGCTATCGGGGGCAGGGTTTACGATTCAGTTAATTATACCAGGTCCTCGGCGTTGGTGAAAATAATCTCGGGGATATGGAAGCCCACGCCTAACCACCAGTCGCTGTAAAGGCTTAATATCCTTTTGATGGATTCAAGCTTGAAAAGCTGCTGATTTTGGGTTTTCTTGCGGAAATAACAAACGTTCCATTTTGGGGTACACCATATTTTCCCGGCGCCGGCCATAGATGGGAGGCCCATGATCCCAAGGTTTGTGTCGGCGACAGTAGCGTCTATTGCCGGACCCTGGTTAATGTCCTTCCCGTATTTTGCACGTTTCCCGCGCAAAGCCCGGCGCTGAATGCCCTGGTCAACGCCGATAACCATCGGGATGTTCCAGTATTTTTTCCCGATGCGGTCGGCGAATAATTCAAAATAATCATAAACGTCCAGGTCGGTGCCTCCGACAGGGATCGCGCCGATATCAGCGATCGGAGCGGTGCGCCCTAATGTGATATTATTGTTTATGATCTTCCTGATGCCGTCCATGGCTGTGCCCGAAGCGCCGGCAACGCCGGGAGCCGGTGTGGCAGCAACGCCGCCGTATATTTCGTACAGCTCAATATCCTCCTGCACTTTAGGCAATACCCAAACCTCGAGGTACCAGCGAATAAACGGCCATGCCGCAGGATCAACATCCGGGCCTGTAAGGAAACCCAGCCAGGTTGCTTCTAAAGTAGAAGGATCCTGTTCGAGGTCAACCTTTTGTTTAAATAGCTGTATCTCGATAGGCTTAAAGGTTAAATTTCCAAGCGGCGTCCATCCAATCTGGAATGGCTGCACTGCGCGGTCAAACTGGCTTTCCGCGCCGCGGTACCTGGTTTCGTCAGTTACCATCGGCGTTAGCATTGTTTCGGTAGTGGCAGGGAAATTGAGCTGCTTTACCAGGCGGTTCATGTTCTGGCCGCCGTTTATATAATAGGCGCCGAACTCGGCAATAATTTCGGTTATATCCATTATGGTAAGTATGAATTAGTGAATTAGTGAATTAGTGAATTAGTGAATTAATTTTTCGCGAAAAGCGGGTTAGTTAATATGCCCTGGTTATGGGACAGTGAATTAATGATTTTTGCCGAGGCCTGCTCTGGTGTTTCTGCCAGCGGGTCGGTTTTGCCGACGATAGGCGCAGCCGCTGCCGGGCCTTTGGCAACCTTGATTTTCAAGGCCGCATTTTCGGCGGTGATGGTGCCAACGTTTGCGGTAAGGTCAAGAACGCTTTGGCTGGCTGTGGCAAGCTCGCCGGTTAGCCTGGTAACTTCTGTTGAGGCTGTCGCCGCTTCAGTTACCAGGGATTCGGGAAATAAACCTACTGCCGTTATCCCGGCCTCGGTTAATTCCGCATTCACCGCGTCTAACTCCTCCTGAGTAAACGCGGTGTCGCCCCCGAGGGCTGTTAGAAATGCTGTGGTTTTTGGGAACATATTTAAATTTTGTATTGTGCTTGATGTTTTTGGCTTAGGTTTTGCAGCCAGCTCCCGCACCCGGGCTACGGCTCCTTTAAGTGTGCCGGCAGCGTCGACCATTCCCAGGCTAAGCGCCTCATTCCCGAAGAAAGTTTCGCCCTGCAGTATTGCTTTGTTATTGCTCAGCGCTTTGCCGCGGAGCATTTTAACATCGCCCATAAAATCGTCGTTGATCGGGTCAAGCATCTTCGCGATGATCGGCTTGTAATTGCCTTTCTGCGCCTGGATATGGGTTTGGTTTTTTAAGCTCGATGCTGTGGCATAGATGTCATGGAATACGACGCCTTGTTTTTCGAAGTACGGCCGCACATCGGCGAAGCTGATCATCGTGCCTATACTGCCGATAATTGCTTTCGGGTGCTGGTACCAAACTTCTGTGCCGTAGATGGCCAGGTAATAAGCCGCGCTGCAAAGAAAGTCGCCTGCCAAAACAATGAGCGGCTTTTGCTGTGCGAAATTCTTAATCGCGTCCGCCAACGGCTTCACTGCGAAATATTCGCCGCCGCCGCTTTCAATTTCAAATACGCAGCCTATACAGTTTGAATCAGTTGCAAGGCTATTGAGTTCCTGCGCATAATCAGATGTGCCGCGGGGCCCGCAAAACTGGGAGTATTTTATAACCGGGCCGCGCAAACGCATATGGGCCACACTTCCTTCGGTTAAGGTGTTTTCGTTGGCCTCGTCGTTATCATCCGGATCATTAGGATCCACGAGGTCATCGTTACCGTCTTCGTCATCGTCAGGAAGGCTATTGGAGTCATCCTCAAGTTTTATAAACCTGGTTTTGTTACGTTGGCGCCACTGGCTTTTATTGGTTTCTGGAAACGGGTTTTGCCCCTGCAGCAGTGCAACTACCGCACTGGAATAGGTTAAAGCATATTCAAAATTAATAGCCCATGGCTGCAGTAAAATGCGGTCTCTCAAATCCATTAACACAATGGTAACCGGAGCGCCGCCGTTTTAAAACGACCGTTTTAACAGATTTCGGATTTCGAATGTTCGATTTCTGATTTATTTTTTAGGCCGAATACCGTGGCGCGCGAAGCCTGCTTTGCCCTGTGAACGCGAATGAATACCCTTTGTTATCAGTTCCGGCCCGTTTGCCTGAGTCGAAGTCGGCGGTAAAAACGAGCGGCGCATTGTAACCCACCAGGCGAAGGATGCCATTATTGTCGGTAGTGAGCACCAGGTAACGGCTAAACCGCATTTCTTCCATCCGGTTGATCAGCTCGTCTGAATCCCCTGGCATATAGCCGGAAATATTCCAGTCGTAAAAACCGCCGTTGCTGTCGTCGGTATGTTTTTCAGAAAAAGAAAGCTGATCGGTCGTCGAATACCCCTTTAAATATTGTGACCCGGCGACAAATGTTACCGGCGTGATAATGTTCTTTTGGGAAATTGACGGCAGCGCCGCTATATTTTGATATGGACTGAAACTGAAAAGCTGCAGGCCTGCGAAATTGGAGACAGGGTTAGCAGGAAAATCGGTGATCATTTTAATTTTGAATTAGTGAATTATTGAATTAGTGAGGTAAATAACACATCGAAAACTTCTTTTTTATCGACATTTTCCCCATTGATTATTTTAGCCTCATTATCAGGCATTTAAGCGGCTTCTATACCGCTCGTAACGTTTTTGCATTGTTTTGAGCGTCAGATCGTCTTCCGACAGGTGAAAAATATCGCGAAAATCAAAAAAAGCATGATCAAATTTTGCGCTGCATACCTGCGTTTGCACGTCTACAAAAAAGTAAAAATCCTGGTCGATCATCAGTTCAGCCAGCCGGTTAAAATCGTATTGTTTTTTCGGGTGAATATACCAGCCATGACGGCTCCAAAGATCTTCACTTAGTCCGAGTGTTAATTTTTCGGAATAGATAGCAGGGTTGAGCTCTTTGCAGACTATTGCCGGGTATGCCTGCTTCATCCTGGACAGGCAATTATGCAGGAATATCCCGAAGCTGTTCGTGCGCGAAACTACGAACGGTGTGATATCGTGCTTATGGGCGACATATTTTTTAACGGCGGGCGATACGGCAATGCTGATCTCAATGTTCATTCTTAATCCTGGGTGCATTAAACATGCAGAAAAATTTACATTAAAAAAATATAACAACTGATATTTTCCGGCCAATATTATCATATATGCCCATATATCGCAGCTGCCGGGCGTTTTTTGTAATTACGCAAACCTGTGGCGCCTCAAGAATCCATCAAAAATTCTGTGTTTTTGTAATGGTTTTTAAACCATTGATAATCAGAGGCTTTATTCATTACAAACTATAAAAATATTTGTAACGATCTGATACTAAGTTTGTAATGGAAAAAACCGTTACAATCTTTTTGTAATAGCTTTTTTTGCTTTAAAGAAAATAAATCTTTTTTGTAAATACCTTAAGTTTTTGCTTTTCAGTCGGTTAATATAGAATTTTAATTTTTATTACAGAATTACAAATAAATAGTAAACAATTAACAAGGGGATTGAAAGGGGAAAATAGCGCCCTGTCGGCGCAATATTAATAGGTATGAGGCTCGTACCTCGCCTCATAGTTTGTTCAGTACGATGAGGATTGGGGGAAGTGGGCAGTTGGCAGTAGCAGTTGGCAGTTGAAGAAGGTTAAGGGGAGCGCGAGGGGGACTTGGAAGAAATAGGCAGTTGGCAGTAGCAGTTAGCAGTTGAAGGGTGTGAACTTAACCGCCTGAGAATGGCGTAAAAGAAAAAAGACCGGGCAACCGGTCGTATATCAAAAGCTAAGGAAGTATACAGGGCCTGCGCTGCTTAATATCATTCAAGCAAGTTGGGCGCTGAGGTTCGTGTTCGTGTTCGTGTAATTAATAAACGTGTGGGTTAAATGACGGCGCCTCACCAAGATAGTAATACTTGCCATCAACATGTATGGCTGTTTCGTAAAACCGTATGCCATATTTTTCCCGATTACACTCTCCATTTTGATTCCATTTTTGATCAACATAATTTGAGGCTACATATCCACAACCGATATGGTGATAAAACAACTCGTCTATTTCATCCATTGGCTTTAAAAATTCATCAAATGACAAATCTTCTTGTTTTTCAAAATCTTCTAAAGTTTTCATTTAGGGTTAATAAGTATATAGTTACGTAATATTATAAGCGGTGCAAATCGTTTATGAGGTCAATATTATCCTTGGTAAATTTTTCAGCCGTGTTCCGGTCTTCGAACCAAAAGCGGGCGCCGAGGTACGCGCTCGTGACCGTGCAAACCGTGAGCCGGAACACCAAAGCACCAAGCGAAGGAGACCATTGTAACCAGCCAGTATATTTATATTGGCTATAGTTACTAAAGTCAGGTACCCATTCGCCGTTGGTGGCTTTTTCTATGATTTCAAGTTTGTAACCGGCGATTATGCGCTTCGCAGTGATCTCCGGCAATCCTTCAACTCCAGGTAATAGATCCGGACTGATGCCTATTTTTTTGCAGGCGGCTTCAAAAGGTGTTTTTTTCATGGAGATTAGATTTGAGGGTTTAAAAATTCATTCCATTCAGTGTTAAATGTTTTGGCGATGTATACCATTTTTGCGTCCGTGTTCGTGCAAAGGCGGGCGCCGAGGCCCGCGTCCGTGTTCGTGAAAAACGCGTCCCCGAACACAAAAGCACCAAGCGAAGGAGACCATTCAAACCACGCGTAATATTTGGCTTCATTGTCGGTGTAATCAGGCTCCCATATCGAGCCGTCTTCTTTCCTGTTAAATTCATCAAAAATAATCTGCAGCTTAAAGTTACCGTTCGATGAAACATGCTTTTTTGTTTTAGGATAGGGGAACGGCAATGAGGCGACCGGGTCGATGCCGGCAGCGCTGCAAACGTCAGTATAGCTTTTAAATATATCTATGGGATTTGCATAAGTAAGCCCGAACGCTGTCGCCAGCGCTTTTTTTAGTTCGCCTGTCGCCTCGTTATGGGCTTTCATGGCGTTTTCTTTGTTGATCTGTAGTGTTTCCATTGTTATTGTTTTTTAATTGATTACTTAGTTTACATATTAGCCGCTCTTTGAAAGGATGTCTTACTCGTTCGCCGCAGCTTGCCTCCTTTCACCAGGTTAACTACTTCCACGTAATCGCGAAGCGTCGCATCTTCGCTGTTCATTTCCAATAGTTCCAGCTTTTCAATATCACCGGTGCCCCAATTGGTTTCGCACCTGGTGATCACAAATACGCGGGCAGGCGTTTCGCAACTCTGCAGCCAGGTATGTTTCGACAGCAGCGATTTGTAGGTATAGTGCTGTGGATCGCTTTCGTCTTTCATAGCTCATCCCTCCTTGTAGCGCCGAACGTTAAATAAAACATGCCGAAGAAAAACAATAAGATCAGGGTTAAGATAACCTTGCCGATAATTAACCAGGCATTGACGGTGATCATACCCAGCAGCTGGTAGATCAAATAGCCCGTGGCTGCGAAAACCGCCCGGCGGAGAAGTCCTCGTTTCATTGGCCGCCCCCTTTCTGATCCGCGCGCTGCACGAACATCTTAAACTGGCAGATGCTGAAATTATTGACATCGAGCAAAATATCAGGGTACCAGTATTTCGCATTACCTGCCTTCGTTTCGGTTCGCCAGGCAACAGTAACCGGATGGCACCGGGGGAACATGCCGTTTATACACATAATGCCACGGTAAATTCTTGTCCTAAATGCATTGATCTCCGTGGCCGGTATGATCTTTCGCTCCTCCTTGCGAAGATATTCATGTATCGCCGCCTCCAGCTTGTTTTTTGGCGAATACCAATAAGAGATGTAGGTGAAGTAATTCATGGCTTTACCTCCTCTTCTTTTAGTTCCGAAACATCGTTAGGGTGGTAAGGTGCATCCCATTTTACCCCAACCCTTCTCACGTGGATATAATAAACATATTCCTGTCCGTTGAGTGTATTTTCTTCCATTTTTGTGATCGTGCCCGGCTTGCCGTCGGCCATAACGATGGCGCCCACTTTCATCCACGTTTCTTTCTTTCTCATAACTCCGCCCCCTTTCCGCTCCCGGCCGTTACCCTCACGAAATCCCTCCGCTCAAAAACATAGACGCCCGGCTTAACTTCAAAGCCGTTCTTCAGTAGTTTGGCGATCATTTCGGCGTTGTATTGCTTTTTAAACCTGGCTTGCATGTCGCAAACCAATTGCTCCTCGGTGAGCTTTAACCGGGGCAGCTCCTGCCGCTCGGTAAATAATTCATTAAAATACGCATGCACATCTTGCCATACGTTGTTTGGCGACAGATCGCCGGGCTCGCCGCCATAATAGCGCGGGTAGGTGGTTAGTTCTTTAGTTTCCATATTTTGAGTTTTTAAGTTGCTTGGTTGATAAAATCAAATTGTTCCTGAATTGATTGGACGTTCTCGAGAAGATCGGTATACCGTTCGTGCCACGGGGAAATCATTTTTCGCATAAGGCCCAAATCCTCCCCTTTCGCATAAAGTCCGATTATAAACACACCGCGCCCGAAAGCGGCGCCCACTTCTGCGCAGGCATCTTTACCTGATGGGCCATAATATATGACCAGGTCGGCGGTCATAGCGCCATAGACATCAAACTCAAAAGACTGGTCGGCTTGTTTTGTGTTTATCCATTCGTCAAACACAAATTCTTTAGTTACGTGGTTATGTGTCTCACCATAATTATTTTCAACCCATGAGACGACTTCGTGCCCTTTTTCTCTTAAAAGAGCCGTTAACATTTCGACGCCGTGCTGATTTTTCCAGCTTGATGCAATGTAAATTTTCATCTATTTTGAGTTTTTAGGTTGCTCTGTGATCTGTTAATAAAATAATCTCCGGATTTGGAAATAGTTCAAAATTCCAACCATCGTTTCGAAGGCTGTTTACTATTTGTTGCTCGAAAATGAAGTTCTGATCGGTCAGACGCCCCATCTCCTTCGCTTCAATCCCATGCTCGCCACCAGAGATATCTAACGATCTCCGATCATCGCAGCCGATGACAATAAACTGCTGGTGTTCATTCAGCGTATACCAGCAGCAAAGAGCAGTAGCCGGACCGCTGTCGCCCTGTATTTCTATGATTTGTATTGCCATATTTTGAGTTTTTAAGTTGCATTTTAAAATGGCACTACCGATTCGCCCGGCAGCGTCGTGTTCAATGGTTTATCAAAATCAGTTTGGATGTATATAAGTTCCTTCGACTTCTTAGTCATCAGCTCGAACCAGCTGCCGTCTTTATTGCGCCGGCGCTCTGTCACGTTCTGAATGATGCGCTTCTTATCCTTGGTGTTGATCAGTTCGGCAGGGTTGTATACGAAGTGGTTAAACCTGCAAAAAGCCCGGAGCGCGCGCGCAAATCGCTGTGGAGACCATTTACTGCTCTTATGCGTCTCCTCGAATTCTATAAACGCTTCCTCCTTCACCACGAGCCGGTCAATGTTCCCGCTTTGCTCACTGAAGTAGACCGACGCCCAGCTTTCAAAGTTCTCGCCCATCTCGCTCTGGAGGTTCCGTTTTTCAACGTTATCCATCGGCGGCTCTATCTTTTCCTGGGTCGATAAAAAGAACTGCAGGCACCGGGCCATGGTATTGAAAAAGTCGTTCCACTCATCGTCGGTAAACTGCGTGAAAAGGTTTTTGCCGAAATCATCCTTGGGCTCACGGCTCTCGTTGTACTCGCCATTCTCACCCTGCATGTGGTAGTAATCGCTGAATACCGTGTAAAGGATCCTGCGCGCCGTGCTGGGATCGGTGATCATGCTGAAGTTGGTGAGCCAAGCCATCTTGGCCAGTACCTCGAACGGGATAAAAAAGGGCATACCGTTCTTTGGGTTCACCGTCTGGCCGGTAGTGATAAATTCAAAAAAGTACCGGAAGCTGAGGTATTTGTCCGCATCGTCGACGATGGTATACCGGTGATGCGGTGTCAGTCCGTGAAAGATATGCGGGTCTTCCGTTTTACGCGGATTGGTACCGGGGATTACGAATGTCTTTTTCAGTAAATGGGTAATGCCCTGGTTAAATACCAGCGACTTTCCGGATCCTCCGTGACTGCGGCCGTCATCATTCAGCTTGCCATCCATGCCGACCACGGCCCAGGCACGGGACCGGTCCTTGTGCCGGTGCAGCAAATAACCGATTGCGAATATCTTATTCACCAGGTGAAGCTTTTGCTCCTCCTGTTCCTCAGCAGAAAGAAGGCTCCCGGCAATGTTAAACCGGTTGTTGTTTAAATAAGCCTCCTGCTGATCCAGCGACAGCGTCTTAATATTTTCCTCCAGTTCCTGGCGCCAGTGGATCCTGCTGGTCTGCACCAGGTAGTTTAAAAACAGGCAGTCTTTCGATTTGATATCGATATCCCATCCATGGCCGTCAGGATATTTTTTAATAACAAATGGCGCCTCTTTCACCTTGCAGTTATGTTCGATCACATCCTGTTCCCATACATAGCGCTTCACGCGGCCGGGCTTGTGTTCCTTTATTTCGCCGGCAGTGATCTCCCAGGTATTGTTATTAAAGAAAAGGAATTGTGTTTGGGCGTCGTAATCCGTAAAATCTATTTCCGTTTCGTCCAGGTTGCTCAGGGAACTTTCGTTCAGCTGGGTAGATTTGTACAGCGTGTTACGCAGGTCCTTATCCATGCGCCGTTCGCGCAGGAACTGGTGCATGTAATTCTTAACGCGCACGCCGGTGACTTCCCGCACAATGTTCCCATCTACCTGGATAAAGATATATTCAGCTTTACGTCCCTCCACGGCCATGCGGTGAAAACCGTTCTTCCGGAGAAAGTTATAAGCCTGCACATTGTCAAAGTCATATTTCCAGCCTACGCGGATCTTGTTTTCCCCACGACCGGCATACTCCGGCTGCATTTCCCAAAAGCGGTAGGGCAGCGCATCCTTCACCAGCTCGCGGAAAGCATAGCTGTCAAAATAATTCAGGTAATCGCGCAGGTCCTTGCAGGGGTTTAGCCGGGTATCTTTCCGGTTTCTTAATTCATCCGGCAGCTCAATCGTATGCAGGTCCAGGTACTGCAGCGCCAGCGCATGGGCGCTGCGCTTGCCGGTGTCGTCAATATCCTGCAGCTGGTAAACTTTTTTGGCGATCTTCGCCATCTCCGCGAAATCCCAGGGCATCAGCTGAGCCGTTTCACTGTTCATCCAGCATACCCAATAACCAAGCAAAGCGGCATTGAGCGCGTCCGATCCGCCACTGACCAACAGCAGCTCATCCAGCTTTTCGGCCCGGCGCTTTTCTTTTTTAGTATCTTCATCAGCCTGGTCATAATCCTGGTCATCGCTTAATACCTCATCTTCCCGGCGTTTAAACTCATGCCTCGCCTGCTGCAGGCCGTGAATGAAATCCTTTGGCTTATCCCCATGGTACATAAAACGCATGCCCTTATCCTCATGCCTGGGCTGATATATTTTCTTAAACTTCTTTTTGTCCTTTGTTTCTTCGTCGATGACAAACATGGGATAAAACTCTGTCGCCGAGAAGGTGAGCGCCTTACGGCCTTTGATGATCGTGTAGCTGATCAGCGGCCAGAAGTGGTATTTTACCAGTACCGCCCGGATGATATTGTAAGCGCTCTTTTTCTTTTCTTCGCCTTTATCCCAGCCAACGTACCTGAGGCTGTGTTTGCTGAACAGGGTTTCGATCTCAAAGTCGCTGAACGTTTGCCGGATGTCGAAGATCCATGCGCCTTCTTCTTCGTCGGCCGCGGCTTCGCGCGAACTGAAGGCAGCTTTAAAAACTTCCGGCTTGTATTCCTCGCCGGTGATATTGTACCGGGCCCCGAGATCCTGGAGCGCCCTCACAAAATCTATCCGGTTTTCATGGGCGTAGCACATGATCCCGTTGCGGGTCTGCTGATCGCCGCCGAAATCCGTCACCAGGTAAACCTCGAGGTTTTTCTCGCTGTCGAATATTTTTTTGAGCGAAGCCGACGCCGTTTTCTCATCCTGTCGGACCTTGAATTTCCTGCCTTTCTGGTCGACAGATTTATACGCGTCCGGATAGAGCGAAAGAATAATATCAAGGCCGCCATTGGTAGCTTTTAAAATTTCATCGGGTTTAATAAAGCCCATTTGGGTGTAGCTGGTTTAAATAGTTTGGAAAAAGGGGAAATCTATAATTGCCGGTACCTGTCCCGGTAGGTGATCGCGAAAAGCCCGACGGCCGCATTATATTCAACATTCAAAGTACCAAGCAAATCCGGATCGGTAGTTACCCTGATCTGATCTTCGAGCGTCCTGATCTGCTGCCTTAACGCTTCTTTCTGCTGTTCAAAAATGACGGTCGCGGCTTCATCGCCGTCCGGAGGGTGATTGTAAAAGTCGTGTTCGTGATAATCGTTGTAATCGTCCATGGTTATAGGTTGGTTTGTGTGGTCACCAGGTAAGTGGGCAGGTAACATTTATAATCAGCATCGTAATGGCAAACGCTGCAAAACTGCAACAGCCGGTCAGCCTCATTGTATAAAACACCGCAGCCGGGGCATTTCCGTGGTAGATTGAGATTGAGCTCATCAATCACAAAGTCTTTCATTTTTGACATACTTAGTTGATTTTAGGATCGTCGTAATAATAGCTGTCCAGCTCCTCATTAAGCTTTGTAAGCTTATTCACCAGGCGAAGCTTGGCAGGCGCTGCCGTAGTATCCTCAATCTCATTAGCCAGCTTTAACGCCCGTTTCTCAAGGTCAAGCCTGTAGGTTTCGGTTCCTTTTTCTGCTTTGCTCATTTCCTGGTGTTTTTATAATCGTTATACCGTTTTTCTTTCCGCTTTTTGTTGAGGTAAGCGGGTACCTCTATTAGCGCCAGCGCTGCAAGCAGGGAGGCGATAACGGCGATATATATTATCATGGTCTAAAGGTTTAATTTTAATCAGGCCTGTAAAACGACTATCAGCTTTACAGGAGGTTATGCTTGTTTTTATAGCTGGCAATGGCCGCGGCAATATCATGGCCATGCTTCACCTGGATAACGGTTTTCGCATTGATCTGGACGGAGGTACAGCCTTCCAGGTGAGGCGTATTGCACACTTTAAATACCCCGGATGCGTGCATCTGTCCTTCAATGATCAGTCCTTCGACAGGCTCAGGACAGGCCGGCGTGGCACCCACCCGGTATTTTTTATTGCGCGATGATTGCTGCTGCTCGCGCTCTACTTTTTCCCGAAGCAATTCTATCATTCGCTCCCGCTTTTGGGCTAAGAGAAATTCTTTAGCCGCCAGGCGCCTGCGGCGCTCGCTCAGCCGCTCGTTATCACGGTCGGCCCGGCGTTCGGCTTTGATGAGGTCCCGCGTTTCAATTTGCTCCGGTGTTAGCTTGTGGCGGCCGCCGGCATAATTTAGCCTTTTGGCCGGGCGGAGTTTAACTGGCTCGTGTTCGTCCATTGTTTTCACGATGGTTAACGCGGGCCTGCTTATGCTGCTTCCGTAATAAATGTTTTCGGCATAGCTTAGGCCGGGGTTGTAGGAGGTTTGGGTGTTGTTCATGTGGTTAGGGGTTTAGAAAGGACGAATTATTGAATTACTGAATTAGTGATTTTCAGCCAAACGCCAAAAACTATGGCGATCAGGACAATGACGAAAAGAATGGCCTCCACCAATGATAGTATCGGGAAAGCCATTTTAAGCATGATAGAGAAACCGGCGATCATCGTAACGGAAGCCGCGCTGAGAAAAATGAGTGCAAAAATTTTCATGATATGTTTTGTTATTAAGTTGCTTTTAAAAAACCCGGAGCCTCATACGTCCGGGTGTCGCTAAACTGGCAATGCCACAGTGCTATTCTTCAAGGGCGAGCAATATCTCGCCGATATCCATAGCGGCCAATTCCCGGTCTATCGTGTTTTTCAGCAGCTGCGCGCCTTGTTTTAATATCTTCACGCGAAGGGCTATTTTAGCCTCAATAAGGTCTGATTGAGGACATGGAATAGGAAGGTCATCTTTTCCGAATTCAAGTCCTTTAATTTCGAATTGAACGAACTCCAGCTCTTCAATCGCAGCATGTAAAAGGGCGCTCATGCTTTTACGGCCTCCATTTCCCGGCAGAACTGCAGTATGGGTTCAATGATCTTTTTGTAGTGGCTGTAATGCCTCGACTTTTCGCCGGGCGCTAAAAAGGCAAGTTCGTCCGAATGCCGGTTTACCCAGGCGCCCACCTGGTTGATGGAATCGCGGCTGCTGCCGCTGAGCACGCTCAGCATGTTAAGGCAGGCCAGCCTGCTATGCGGCCGGTCGGTTATGCTGAACACATACGCACGCTGCAACAGCCACGCGGTTAGTTTTTCGATAATGTACAGCCGGTTCCATATCCGGGCTATCCGGATGGCGTGCTGTTCGCTGGCTACGGTGAGCCTTTGCTTTTTCCCATTTACGGGGGCTGACGTTTCGACCACAAAGTGGTGACTGGGTGTTTCGGTGACCATTATCATAATCATTCGGTGGTTTGCAAAGAAGCCAAAGCCCCTTCAAGTTTGTCGGCTATCGCCTTTTTCATTGCGATGGCTGATAATATAACCGCATCATTCCTATTGACCCCGCTCATGATGTTCCGGATACTTCCGTGGCTCAGGTTGTGTTTGTCGGCAAGTTTCTTACAATAGCCGCGAGGCATATCCGCCCTGATTGCTAATAAATCGTCTTTAGTAAATGGCATAGTTATAGTTGTGTATTAGTGATGACACTTCAATGTCACAACCGTGACACAATTATGGGACATTAGTGGGACATTTCCAAATATTTCGGGTAATTTTTGTCCCGTTTAATTGATTTAATTTGTAACAAGGTGATACACAGGGGAGAAATTATTGAACAATATATACGTAAACACAGGCTTAACCTTTCAAAGCTGGCGGAGTCGATGCCATGGACCGTCAAGACAATGTACCGACATTTTAAGGAACCTGACCTGCATTACGACAGGGTTTTGGAATATGCCCGTGTGCTTGGCTACGATTTTCACAAGGAGATGCCTGAGCTGAAGGCATTCAATTGGCTGCTGAGGGAGCCCGAAGAGATATACCAGGTATCGCCGTCAAAGGGCGAAAACGAGGCAGAATTTTACCGTAAAAAGTATGAGGAAACGCTTGAAAAGTATAACGATATGCTCGAAAGGTATAATCTTTTGCTTCAAGGCAAGGTGACGCAGGATTGATATGTTTCGTAAATGTTTCGCAAGGAAATTGTAAATACCGTGGGAATGAATAGGTTATGGGGGTTTTGTTACTCCTATTGGGATCACGTTAATAAACGAAAACGGCCTCTAAATATACGTGGAGGCTGTTTTTATGTTTCGCACTCGAAAATAGTAACGCCCTTCCAGCCGGTTTTGAGCCACTTATTATAAATTGTTTCGCAAATGCTTCCTATTGTTTCGCAATGAATAAGAGTGAATTTAACCAGGGCGTCTCCTTTAAGGTCTTCGCCCATGATCATGTAAGGGCCGATAAGACTAATTCCCTATTTCTCCGGGTGATCATCGAGCGGAAAAAACGCGAGTTTAATTTAAAGACAAGCTGGCCGTCAGCCTTTTTTGATGCCGAAAGGCAGGAGGCAAAACCGAGACATTCGCGCGACAAAGAGGTGGAAAATGTCAACATGATCATTAACGAAGCCAAGGGCCGGGCAAGCCGGATCAAGCTGAGGTACTTCACCGATGGCAAGTCGCTTTCATTGGATATTTTTCAAAAGGAATTTGAAAACTATGAGAGCCGAGACAATTTCCTTTTTTACTGGTCGGAGAAAATTGAGGTACTTTATAGGAAAGGCAACGTCGGCAAGATGACCATGATCAGGCAAAAAACCAACCATTCGAGGTTTAAGCAGTTTTTGGGCAATGCCTCGTTCTTCTCGATGGGCGATATCACCAATGAGTTGATATTGCACTATCAAAACTGGCTGCGAAAAAAAAAGCTGCTTAAATACAACACCACCACCAACGCGCTGAAAGGCTTGCAGACCTATGTTAACCATGCCGTAGATGACGGTTTTAAAATTGCTGACCCCTTTAAAAATATTACGCTCAGGTATGTACCTGGTGAGCGCCAGGCGCTGGACCGTGAAGAAATAGCGAGGCTGCGCGAATTATTGCTCCATCCCGAATTAATGGGACAGGAGCGCGAAGTACTGCGTAAATTTCTTTTCAGCTGCTATACCGGCATAAGGATAAGCGACAGCGCCCAGGTAAGCAGCGGGATGATAAGAGAGGGTATTTTAAGGCTTGCAACGGTAAAAGGCCGCAAATTCGGCAAAGAGGTAAGTATTAATTTACCGGTATATGCGAAAGAACTGATCAATGGCCGTACCGGCCAGCTTTTTGAGGACATTGCCGATCAAACCTGCAACGCCTGGCTAAAGATCATCGCCCATAAGGCAGCAATAAAAAAGCGGCTTACTTTTCATGTAAGCCGCGATACTTTCGCGACGCTCTTTATCGAGATGGGCGGCGATGTCTTTACCTTGAAAGAGATCCTCGGGCACGCCGATATCCGGACTACCCAGATATATATTAAAATGAGCGATCAGCGAAAAGCCGATATGATGCGCAATTTTGATTCGCTATGATTCCTGCCGCTGGTAAAGCATCCCTTTAAAAAGCAAATCAATTTCGCGCAAAAACACCAGGTGCCGTTTAAGCGCGCCGGCATGCCCATCATTGGCTGCGCCGTCAATCACGGCATCTATAATTTCCTGCAGCTCAAAGTCGAGGTCATCGCGGCCGCTAAGCTGCAGCTTGTTGTTGCAGTTTTCTAAAAATTCGCAAAGCTGCGGGAGCGCCACCTCGTAGGTTTTGCCGCCGCCGGTTACCAGCGTTGCTACTTTGTTTTCGTTTGTATGCATAATTTTAAGTTTAGGCGGTAATTTTAAGCGTTTTTGCATTTTGCGTTTTATAAAGGCTTATACCGAGCCTGGCGTAGATCAACTCATTCAAAGTTTTTTGATCATTCTGTATTTCGTTGCCGAGGGCGCTGTACCGGCTGCGCTTCTCGAGAAGCTGGGCGCTCATCCTTTGTATATCGCTAAGGTCCTCGGATGATCTGAAAAGGTAATCAAATATCTGCGCCTGGTAGTCGGTCAGCTTTTCGCGGAGGTTTTCCGGCACTAAACGCGGGTTTATCAGTTGGATCCAGCGTAGAAACCCGCGCTTAGACAGGGTAACACGGGGCCTATCGTCCCCAAACAGCAACATCGACGGGTTTTTTCCCGCCGATGTTTGCAGAATCGGATCGTTTTTAATGTTCCTTAATTGGTTGTCGTATTCGATTTTAAAGAAATCACATAACGGCTTAATGAAGATATCTTCACCGCTATACTTTATAGTGGTGTCGAACATTTGAAGTGAATTTGTTTCCATTTTGTTTTTTTTAGTTTTTTTATATTTTTTTCTGTTACAAATTAACATAAATTAAAATTAAATAACAAATAGAAATTAATTATTTTTTTTTATAGTAATTTATTTTATTTTTGGATTGTGAAAAAACTATCAATCGAGATAACCGAGGAAACCCATTTAGAACTATTAAAGGTTCAATTGGATAAAAGAATGAAGGAGGGCGTCAAAAAGCCTTTGGCCCAGGTGGCAGCGGATGTGTTGGAGGATTGTTTAGTAACAAAAAAAGCGGCTAAATAGCCGCTTTTGGAATAATTTTGATAAGTTGTTTGGGGGAAATTTATAATAAATCAAGTACTTCCAGCGTTTCCAGAAATTCCGTTTCATCAATCACCGGTAAAAACTTTCTCATATTAAACTCCTTTATCTTGTCTATTTTAGCTGGCCCTGGGATATCGCCCATTACTACCAGGGAAGTAGAGTTGCAAATGGACCCGCTCAAAATAGCGCCCATTTTACTTACGTACATTTCGGCTTGTGTCCTGGTTATTTTATTAAACTGTCCCGTAACAACAATAGATTTACCTTTAAATGTGTCGGCTTTTATTGTTTCCGACAAATCGTATATCTTGATACCGGTGAGGTCAGCCAACCTGAGTGGTTTCCACCATATTTCAAAATCACTTTCCTTGTGATCCCTTCCCAAATCATCCGGAAACACCTTATAATAATGTTCGTCAATACCTAATTTAATAGCCACTTCGGCGCATGCAATAGCATCATACTTTGCGTTATGGCTGTTTTCGACCTTAATATCCAATTGCTTGCAGATGTTTATAAGTGAATATTTTTCGACAGACATCACTCTTTTACTGCAAGCTTCCGCACAGTAATATTTAAATTCGGGTAAATCCAGCTGATACAATTGAAGAACGTTGCGAAGTGCGTGCATATCAAATGACACATTGAATGCGACAACAACGTTACCTGCCAGCATTTCTTTTAGCTCGTTCCAAATATCACAAAACTCGGGAGCGTTTTTTACATCATTGGCGGAGATGCCATGTTTGTAGGTATTATATGGCGAAAACAATAAATCCTTTGGCTGAATGTACCATTCCTTACACTCTGTTATTTGGCCGTTTTCCACGCGGACGGCCGCTGCCTGGCAAATACTTGAAAGATGCTGATTGGCTGTTTCAAAATCAATTGCTATAAAGTTTTGCATAAGTTTTAAGTTTTTAGTTCCCCAAACCTAAGCAAAAAATGTTCCAATAAAAAAAGCCCCGGCGTTTAACCGGGTACAACCAGGAGTAGTATTTTACTGTATTTGTATCGCCTTAATCGCCCTATCCGCTTTAAAGCCTGCAACAATATCAGCCAATTTAGGTACCTGGTCGTCCAGTACCGGGTTTAGCCATTCTTCAGCGTGCCTGCTGCCGGTGTTCATTTTGCCGAGAGAAAGCGGGTTGGTGGTTTTTGTCACGCCATGCGCATCTACCCAGTGCGAACCTTTTGAACCGCCCATGCCTTTGCCGGCGCCTTTATGCGCGAATATTAAATACCTTTCAAATTTGAAAGCACCGCTATCTATTTCACCATACGACTGGCGCGTGCGCGTTTGCAGCGAGTCGAGCCCGTCGCCCGAGCGGCCCGGACTCCGGATCAGTTGCATATACCTTGCCTTTACCGCCCGGAGCGTTTCTGTAAACCAGCCGGCTACCGCTAAATTTTGTTCGTTTATATTATCTATCATTAGGTCATTGAGTCATTAGGTCATTTTTTTAACTGCAAACTGTCTGCTGCCCGCTGCAAACTTATTTAGCGTTGGCGGCGTTCCTGATGGCCGCAACTTTTGCGTCCTCAATTTCCCAGGCACGCCGGGAGATCACTACAGGCCTGGCGTTGATCTTTGCTTGTTTATCAAAAAGCGCAACGTGATCACTGACCATCGCTTCCAGCCTGTCTAACCTTTGTGATGTTTGACCGCCACCGCTATAACCTCCCTGGCTGTACGCTTTCGGCATCGCATTGCTATAGCCGCCGTTTTCAAACCGCTTCACCGTGCGGTGCGCCTCTATGGTGTTTACGAAATCGGCGATCTGCGGGTTCTTCAGTTGCTCGCTGCTGACGATGTATTCCGTCTTGTGGCCTTCACCGGCAATGAAAGGGTTGCCGCTCGAACTGTTTTTAAAGAGCGTAGGACGGTTTACCCATCCGGATGGATTGGAATAATCCACGGCCGAATAACCGCCATCGGCATATTTTTTTGTTCCTCCGGAAACATCGCTGATCGCCTGTCCAACCCCTGTGGCTATAACATCGGCAATCGCCAGGCCTGCGCGCGTCTGGGCTGCGGCCGCTAAAATTGACGCCGGTATCTCCCCGAAGGGTATGGCGGCATATTTTTCATAGTAGCCTGCAATTTCAACATCCTTCGAAGTTTCTATTTTGCCGATGGCTATAATTTTTTCTAATGCAAGTTCCGCAAGCATCAGCGCCTTGTTTTGGCCAAACACCTGCGATAATACGCCAAGGCTATCCATGGCCAGTTGCTGCTTGGCTTCTTCAACAGCTTCCTTAGCTTTTAAAAATTCCTTTTCCTGCTCAAGCTGTAGTTTTAAATATTCTTTAGCCGCTTCGGCTACGCGTTTTTTATTATCAATTTCATTTTTTGCAAGCTTGTTTTCAGTATCCTGGGTGCTCATTCCATATTGCAGCTGCAGTATATATTCTTTCTCCAATTCTTCCTGTTCCAGCTTATAGAGCTGCGCATCATAAGTTTTTTTGTCGATCAGGTTTTTGTCGTACTGATTCTTCAGGTCATCTTTTTTATTTGCATAATGATTTTTGAGTACGCCGGAATCATTTTTATAGAAGGCGTCATTCCCAGCCAATAGCTGGGCCGCCATATCATCCGTTTTAAGTTCGCCTATCTGCTTGTTATTGGCAGCTTTATCGGCGCCGGTGGCCTTCCTATTTTTGTTAAGTTCGGTAAGTTTGGCTATCAGCTTCTTATATTTATCATCGATAATTTTCAACTGCGCGTCCAGGCCGGCAATGGTGCCTTTAGTTGCTGATCCTATCAGTTCGTCAATTTGAAAACGGACATCCTGCAGCTGCGCCTGGTACTCTTTTAGTTCCCGTGCTTGTTTGGCTTTAGCGTTTTCGCCGGCTTTGATCTCGCTGGCCGATTTGCCGGCGATCGCGTCTTTTTGCTTTTCAAGCGCATCGATTTGCGCCTGGTGATCTTTCCAGGCTTTGGTTGTCTTATCGACTTCCTTTTGAAGTTTTTGAAGGGCGGCTATTTTCGTATCGATATATTTTATTGTACCGCTTTTTCCCTCCAACGCCTCCTGTGTCGCAAGGTTAGCACTGCGGTTACGAAGCTCACCCAGGACATTTTGGACAGCCATCCTTGCACGGCTATTTTCCGTCAATTGGTTAAGTAAATTGGCGCTCTTTGAACCGTCGCCTGAGTCAATATCTTTAGCTACCTGCGCGGCTATTTTCTTTTGTTCGTCTTTTAATTTTTGCGCGCGGGCGTTGAGGTTCACTATTGCCGCGGCCACCTCGTCATTTTTTAAAGTCTCGAAATTTTTGAATCGTTCCCGTTCTTTTTTTGTTGCCGCATCTATATCTTTTTTGTCGAGCCCGTCGCCCTGGTCGGGCTTATTAAACGGCAGTCCTGCAAGCCATTCCTTGAAATTTTGCCACATCGTTTGAGTTTGCAATACTTTGTCGCCGAATGCATCCATGTCCTCGCCGGCATCGCCAAGCCTCCTTTTTATTATGTTGGCGATAGCTTCTATTCTATCAGGCGTTTTGGATAATTCGGCATTGAACTCTGATGTGGATATACCTAATTCAACAAGGCTTCTGCCGCCTTTTCGGCCAAGTCCTTCAATTAATTTTTCGGCTATTTCGTCCACGGGTTTCGCCATGTCCCTGGCCCGTTGAGTTGCAAATTCTAAAAGCAACGGTAGTTTTGACAGAGGTACATTAAATTCATTTGCCTGGACGGCCATCTTTTTGAGATCCAAATCAGCGATCATCCCATGAGAAGCTTGCCTGAGTTTTTCTATCAGCCCCGTTGTGTCTCCGATCCGTTCGAATGCCCTTTCAACGCCCGAGGCTTTTACCTCAATGTCCACCAACTCCTTCCCAAAAGAAACCAACTCTGCAATACCAAGCCCAATGCCAAGCCCGGCAAAAACACCGGTAAAATTTTCCTTTAAATCATTAAATGCGCCGCCAACCCCATTTACATCGTTTTTTACCTCCTTCAGGCGGGTGTTAACCGATGAAAGCTGCTCCGCTTTTTCCTTAAATGCTTGTGTGCCGGGCACCAGCTGGCCGAGCTCATTGTTCAATGTGCGGGCCGTTGCCCTCAGCTGTTTTAGCGTTTGGTCTGCCTGGTCGCCGTTGATGTAGATGTTTACTGACCTTGATTCTTCTTTTGATGCCATAGGTGTTAGGATTTCACCGATTTTAGGATGATTTCACCGGTTTGAATTTGCCCAGGAATAGGCATAAAAAAAACGACATAGAGAGCTAAAAGCTGAAAGCATAAAGCGGAAAGCGAAAAGCGGAAAGCATAAAGCGAAAAGCAAAAAGCGAAAAGCGGAAAGCTAAAAAGCTTTGGTCTTTCAGCTTTCCGCTTTTAGCTTATTATCGTATAATGCGCACTACTCAGCAATGCGTACACCCAAATGATATTCCAGCCGCTGCCGTCGGTATAATTCTCGGCATACGGCGCTGCGGCGTAAAGCGTGGCGACTGTGCCGCTGCAGTCCACATAAGCAAACGTCGGCCCGGTGACGGTAGTCGTGGACGTGTTGAACGTTTCGGTAGTGCTGTAGCCTACATGCAGCGTAGTTACGCTTTTCGGCACTGTTCCTGCGAGATCACTGAAGAAGGACACTACCAGGTCGTGAAAGAAGCTATTGGCCTCGGTGGGCATCGTCTCTACAATTTCGGTAGGATTGGCCGTCGAGAACCTTACGTATACCAAGCCATTATCAAATGGCGGCGGCGGAGGCGTTACCGGTATTACCGGCGTCACCTGCGCGGCATTGTCATTTTGGATCACCGGGTACAGGGTGATCTTTGCGCCTATCTTTTTCTCATCATGCTGCAGGTCCGCGGCCAGCTGGTCGAGGATGCAGCTGATGCTTGCAAAATTGAAAGGGTCCTTTACCAGGATGCGGCTGTTTGCCTTTATATCGAGCAGCTTTTTTATGCTGAGCTCCATACCCATTTCGAAAGGCTTCGAGGCCATCAGGAACTGAAAATAAAGCAGCGTGAGCGAGTAATCTGTATTGCCCGGCGACATGCCCAGCGTCAGGTTTGTATTTAATCCGCCGGCAATGCTTATCGTGTCGGGAGACACCAAGGGGTATTGGAAGCCGCCGCTGTTCGGAACCATACCGTGCCACACCAGGAACCTCAGCTTGAAATTGTTTTGGTCGGCATAGGCTACCGTGCTGATCTGCGCGAGCGGCACCTGCGCGGAAATAGGCACGTCAATTTCAGGTATGCGCCATGTGGCCAGTACCGGCGTGGTAAGCAGGGTGTCGACCGCGGCATTCTCCACGATCATGTTTGTGGCCACACTGCTGAGGGTGATATCAGTTTCGGTGTCCTGGGTAAGGCTGTCGCCGATCTGGAGCGTGGGCAGCACATCGCCGGAAGGAAAGGATTGATCTTCGCCGTCCACGCTTTCGCTGATCACGTAGAAAGTGCTGGTATTGGTGGTTTCGCGGTAGCTTTTTATCTGCAACGCCCGAAGATCAGCCGTGCCGTTGGTTTTGATAAGGTTCTGCAGGCTTTCGACGGTGCAGACCATATTGGTCATATCAAAATCTATCATCAGCCCGAACCTGGTGCGCATCTCCTTTAAAAAGTCGGCGGCGCTGATGCCGGGCATGAAAAAACCTATGTCGGCAATTACCGCCGGGCCGACGGCTACGCGGCTCCAGATAACGATCCGGAGAAACCAGTCTTCAGTCAGCACGCGGCCCTCCATGGCGAAGCCGAAGAAGTCGCAGATCCGTTTTAACATCACCCAGGCAAAAAATAACGGGCTTTGCGTTTGCTTGCGTTCGGACGGAAAGTTATCGACCAGGAAAGAGCCGTTGCCCAGGGCGTCCATCTGCCATCGGTTGATTACCTGCTCAAAAGGAAATACCAGGTCGGTGTACAAGTCGTCCCTGGACCTTGTGCCAAGCGGGTTGAGCGGCGCATACCAGGTGTCGCCATCAAACATTACATAGTCGCCGGCGGTTACAATTACCGCGCCTGCTCCGAAGTCGGGCGTGCCGGAGGCGGTGCAAAGATAACGCCAGCCGCCCAGCGCAGTAGCCGGAAGGATGCCCGTGCCCGAATTATTGTGCAGCACCGGGGAATTGGTGGCCGCATTATAGTTGCCGGCGCTATAAAGCGCTGTAACTTCCGTGGGCTCGCTCGTATAGGCATTTTTATCCCGGAAAGGGGCGAACACCATAGGCATCGTTCCGGGAGCTGCCGTTACCGTGCTTTTCATGTACGCGGCCAGTCCGCCGGCAGCTGCTATCACTGTCGAAAAAACTTCAGTGCCAACGATATCAGGCGGGTTTAGCTGCCACAGCTGTAAATTGCTCAGCTGCGCGCTGATCAGCGTGGCGTCGAAGTAGCAATTGGCCTGCACCGTATCATCCTGTATGGTAAAGCTCATCTTTACCTTTTTATAAGGCAGCTTTTCAGCGCCCAGCCTGATCATTACCCACAGCACGCGCAGCTTGCTACTCGTGCTGATATAATGCGCGTTTTTCAATGCGGCCCGGTTAGGCGCCAAAGGCATCGCAAAGGGATAGCTGTAGCTGCCGAAGAAATCACCCTGGCCATTAAACATAGTGGTATGCAGCTCAATGGTGAGCGTACCGTCCTGTGCTAATACCAGGTACTTGCCGGTGGAGATGATCTGGAGAGAAAGGAGCAAAGCAGGTATGAATTAGTGAATTAGTGAATTTTTAGCGGAAAGCTGAAAGCAAAAAGCTGAAAGCAAAAAAAGCTTTGGTCTTTCTGCTTTCCGCTTTCAGCTCACCTCAAGGAGCAATATTTATTAAACCAGTCACATCATAAGTAACGGTTCCAACCACGGTCGTGCTTATGGCAATCCCGCTTCCATCCTCTACCGTGATAACCTTATTAAGCGGCAACGTCGTCAGGCCCAGCGTTGAAACTGTAACTGAATAGGTTTGCCCCGTCCCTGTGGGATCTACATAGCTAAAGTTCAACGATACAGAACTTCCTGTTGTTAACGATAAAATCTTAATTAAGCCGCCGGGAGCGTAATCATACCAGCCATGATCTGTTTGCGCCCAACCTAAGCCTATTGATGTTGTTTGTGACGAGTAAGAAACCGGTATCACTAAAGGATTTTGCGGAAGCGCCACCCATGCGCCGTTTACGAATTGAGGGGTATAGTATTGACCAGCCGTTAACGGTAATCCTATCCCATTTGTACCAGCCGGGCCGGTAGCCCCAACGGGGCCTTGAATACCTTGAGCGCCCGTCGCACCAGTAGCACCTGTAGCACCAGCAGCACCTGTAGCACCAGCCGCACCTATAGCACCAGTAGCACCTATAGCACCAGTAGCGCCTGTTAAACCAGTAGCGCCTGTTGCCCCTTTAATATTGTTTCTTAAAGCCCAGCCAATAGATGTTTTTGTATAAATATTTAAAGCGGCATAATCGAGGTAAGTGTCCCCTATGTTGCCGGTAGCTAAGGCGGGGACGCCGCTGCCGTTTAAAAAACTTGTGCCGGAGGAGGGGGGACCCCAATAGTCATTAATGCCGTTTGAGGTCATTACCGAAACGGTGTTGGGCGGCCCGAGAGATAGTTTCTGCGCCGCACAGCTTAAAAGCGTACAGGCTGTAATGAGTAATAAAGTGATCTTTTTCATGCTGCTATGATTTGTTTATATTCGTTTCCATATTTTTTGTTCATTAATTGCCGTATCCGCAATGCGCTTGCCTTGACACACTCATGACTAATGTGCAATAATTTAGCAGTTTCTTCGCCCTTCAATCCATTCATAAAATGAGCGTTGAATACTTTATAATTGGTGTTTTTAAGCTTCACTTCGCCGCGTACCTTTCTCAGAAAATCCCTTAACTCAAAGTCGGGCTGCACTTCTTTCTTTTTGAAATCGTGCCAGTCCGTCAATTCCACTGGCTGATTAATGACGGAGCTTTGCCGCTTAAAATCAATCATGGCGTTATGGAGCATCGGATGGAACCATCCCCAAAACTGCAGATCATGGTACCCTTCAAAAGTGCCCCTGCTGCAGACCAGCGCCAGCTTCAAATCCACATAGCTTAAAAAGTCGCCCGGATTTATAAAGCACTCGAAAGCCTTTGCCTTTGCCAGCCTTTTTATCTTATCGTAATGTTGGGTTACGAAGTGTTCAAGCGGGATATTTTTCATTGTTAATAAATTCTTGCTATAGTACAAGCTGTACTAGTTGAGAAATATAAATCGAATTGACTCACTCCCGTTGAACCGGAAGGTATAGTTAGTGAGCCGGAATTAAGCAACGTCATACCACTTCCCAAAACGATCGTTACCGTATTAGCACCAGCAGTATTATCTATTGTAAAAATAAAAGTGGTTCCAGCCGGGTACCCTATCGCTGTCGCCGTAGGCAAGGTCATTGTAACTGCTGCTGCTGAAGTAGATGTTAGTGTTCCTGTTGCTAATTGCGTTGTCGTAATAGTCGATGTGGTGTTTATAGCTGTAGGGGATGTTTTATAGGTATTGGCTTGATTAAACGTTATTTTGCCCGAAAAAGCGACAGTCCCCCCCACAGTACCGGCAAATGCCGGGTTGCTGCTAAAGACAGCATTGCCAGTTCCGGTAGATGTATTAGCCGAGATACTTACCACTTGCCATGAAGCCGTCCCTGTGCCGCTGGTAGAAATACAGACAACGTGCATAGTCATCCCGCCCGTTAACGTAGGTGTAAGATTATTCGCCCCCGAGGATTGAACGGTTATTATGCCGTTGCCAGGGCCGTTCACGATATAATAATCCTCTCCATTATTTAAAGTTGATACTACGGGCAATCGGAATGTTTGCGTTAATGTTCCTGTACAAAATTGCCACCTGTTAGATGATACTGTAAGTGTAGTTGTACCTACTGCCGATGCTGTAGTTGTGTAACCTTGTAAAACAGCATTGGCAGACATATTACTATTCACGTCCCACACTGCCGGCATATTCGCCGACGGTGTCGATGAAAGTGTTAATGTCGCCTGCTTTCCTGAAAGATCAGAAACCAGGTTCTTTACTTGTGATTCGTTGATTTGCGTAATAACAGCCGCCGAAGCAAGCGTTATGTATGCTACAATTATGAATGCAGATAAATGGTTTTTTATAAACTTTTTCATGTTGTTATTTTGAATAATCAGATAATAAAATATCGTCCGTAGTTGGAGCGGTTACAAATGTTATTGTGCTTCCAGAAATGGTATAATCTGTTGTTAGGGCTAATCTCAAACCGTTTTGATACAATCTCACCGTCCCCGATGTCGGTGTGTTCGCAAGGGTGAATGTTACATTACTGCTATTTACCGTCCCCGACGGTATTTCGCTCCATACAAAGTTTGAAGCGGATAATCCGCCGCCGCTCCCGTTCGCCGCAGCCGTAAGCCTTCCCTTCGCATCATAGGTGAGGTTACAGCTTGTACATGAGCCTGCGCCTACGCCGGTAGTCGCAAGGGTTGTTGCAAAACTTCCTGTACCACCGCCCGTAATGTCACCCGTTAGCGTTATTGTCTGGTCCCCTGTATTTGTGCCTGACTGATTGTTTAAAGTTGCTACCGATGTGGTTAACCCTGTTAGGTTAGTAGCTGTTGCCGCATTACCTGTCGTAGATTGATTAAAAGTTGGGAAAGTATTGCCTGCTCCCGTCAAATCCTTATTTGTCAAAGCCACCGAATTGCTAAGCGTTACCGGAAAGGTTATCGCCGTATTGCTTGCCGCCGTAATGAGGCCTTTTCCATTTACCGTGAATGTTCCCACGTGCGTCGCATCGCCGAAACTTCCGGCATTGCTGTTTACCGTCGGCAATGTCGCCGCAACGCTCCCGCTTCCCGATGCGGTTACGTCCCCGGTGAGCGCGGTTATGCCGCCGCCTGTCGTATATCCATGAGCGGTCAAAAGTGGTATGATTGCCTTGGTAAACAGTGTGTCTACCCCAACTGAAACTATACTATCTCCTGGATACCCGCTCTGATCACGGTTCATTAATATATGGTCGTATTTTATATTTGATGCCGCCATTGAGCTGACATTAATAGACACATGAGGATTAGGCCACAGCCAAACAGGGCCTCCGATAAACATATTATTAGCCTGAAAATTGCTGACAGCCAAATTGCCGACAGAAAAATTAGTACTTGAAATGCTATCTATAGTTTGAAGTCTTGTCCAATGATTATTCCTATTGAACAAATCGTAATAAACAGGGGCTGCACTTCCTGTGCCTGTTCCTGTTTGGGTTAGAAATTTTTGCGTGGCCGCAGTGTTTCCGGGCAACCTTGTTGCTGTGCCTGATGTTCCACCATAGATAATATCTCCTAATGTGGTCATAGGATTTGTTACTTTCCCATTTAACTGTGTTTGTATAGAGCTTGTCGGGTCATAATAGCTTTTGGTGATGCCGTTAATCTGATTAACGGTTGGATTAGGATATGTGCCGTTTAAATCCCCCCCG